AACTTAGTACAAGGCACAGGAACAAATCAAATAGCGCAAGGATTATCACAACAAGGCGCACCAATTAAAGCTTATGTAGTTAGTTCAGACGTAAGTACTTCGCAAAGTTTAGACAGAAATATAGTAAGTGAGGCGTCACTTGGTTAACAAAAATGTAACAATAACAAAGTAATTTAGTTTAATTATAAATAATAAAAACATGAAAACCTACCAAGCAAAATACAATCCACTTACAAACAAAGGAGTTTACGGAATTTCTTTAGTTGAGAATCCAGCAATGGAGGGGTTATTTGTGGCTTTGTCTAAGGATGAAAAAGTAGAGTTTAAGACTGTAGACGAAGAACAACGTATATTAATGGGTTTAGTTTTAGAGCCTAACAAACCAATATACAGGAATCAAAACGGTGAGGAGTTTAATATAGTTTTCAATGAGCAAACTATCAAAGAATTATCATACGGTTTTTTTAAAAACAATTCACACTCTAATTCAACTATTGAGCATTCATTAGATAAAAAAATACAAGGAGTTACGTTTACCGAAAGTTGGATAGTAGAAAATCCGACAAATGACAAAAGTAATAACTTCGGTTTTAGTTATCCAAAAGGGTCTGGGTTGCTGTTATGAAAGTTGATAGTGAAGAAGTATGGAATGATTATGTAAAAACTGGCAAAGTACAAGGTTTCTCAATTGATGCTATGCTTAGTTTAGAAGAAGTAAATTTAAAATCAAATATAAATATGAGTGAACAAGCAAAAACAAACTCTTTGTTAGAGAAGATTTTACTTGCTTTCAGTCCTGCAAAAACCGAGATAAAACTTGGCTCAATGATGCTTGCGGATGGAAGTGTTAAGATTGAATACGAAGGCGAAGAAATGAAAGCGGGTGATGCTATTTGGGTAACCGCAGACGACGGCACGAAAGTACCCGTACCCGTTGGAGAACATCCAATGGAGGATGGAAGTATTTGTGTTGTAGAGGTTGAAGGAATCTGTAAGGAAATGAAATCAGCAGAACCGTCAGCAGAACCGAATGCACCAGCACCAGCGCAAGATTTAGCAAACGATGGAGACGGTAAGGTTTCAAACGATGCTAAAATTGCAAGTGAAATTGAAAGTGCTATTAAATCAATCCTGATTAAATATAGCGAACAATCTAAACAGATTGAAGAACTACAAAGTCAATTAACCGAATTGTCAAAACAACCAGCAAGCAAGCCAATTAATGGTACGCCTGTTCAAATTGACTTTTCAAAAATGACAAAACAAGAGAGAATCGCATTTACATTAAATAAAAACAAGAACTAAATATGGCTACTACAGTAACAGTAACATCTAACTACGCAGGTAAAGAGGCAGGCGAAATTGTTGGACAAGCATTTAAGGAAGCGGACACTATCTCAAAAGGATTTGTTACCGTATTTCCTAACGTAAATTATAAACTGAACTTGCGTAAAATCGCAATGACAGGAGGAAAAAGAGAATACACTTGCGGACACGTTCCAGCTGGTGCAATTACTTTGTCTGAAAAAGTTTTAGAACCTAAGAAATTTAAAGATGATTTCGAGGTTTGTAAAGAAGATTTCAGAGCGCAATGGAGTGAGGAGTCTATGGGTGCTTCAGCTCATAACGATAGCGCACCAAAAGATATAATGGACGCGATCTTAGTTGAAAAATTAGGGCAGACTGCCGAAGAATTAGACGATAACATCTGGAATGGTGACGCTACAAATGCAGACGAATTTGATGGTTTCCTTAAACAATTCTTAGCTGATGCAACGGTTATTGATGTTGATTTAGACGCTATTACAGAGGCAAATGTTGAGGCTCAATTAAAACTTGCTTTAGGTTCAATCCCTGTAGATATCAGAAGAAAATCTTTGAAAATTGGAGTTTCGCCTGATGTTTATATGTTTTACGGATTTTGGCTTGCTTCTAAAGGAGTAGCTAATGGATTGGGTGGAGACGCAAATACAGCACCTAAATTTGGTAAATATACAATCGAAGAAATTAACGGATTGCCAACTTCTACAATTGTAATTGCTGAGCCTAAAAACTTAATCTTTGCAACTGGATTGCTTGCAGACCACAACGAGGTAAGAATGATTGACCAAGACGATACTTTACTTAACGGTAAAATTATCGGTACAATGGTTTATAATGCAGGTGTTGGGTATTACAACGGTGCTGAGATTGTTTGGGCAAGACCTATCGCATAGTTAAAAATAAATAAGTAACAAGGGCGGTTTAGTTATCGCCCTTAATTTAAACATATACATTATGCCATGTGATATTACAGCAGGACGTGATAAGGCTTGTAAACAAGGTTTAGGGGGGTTAGGTAAACTATATCTTTTTAACTTTGTAGAAAATCCTTTTACAGTTACGGCAGGGGTTGCAACAGCGATTAACCCACTCCTTACAACAGTATTTGAGTATGAACTTGAAGGAGACGGAAACAATGTAGCTGAGTCTTTAGTGTCTGACAGAAATTCAGGTACATCACTAAACACTCAAACGCTTACAGTTGTTTTAAAGAAAATCGATGCGGTTACTTCGGCAGAAATGAACCTATTAGCTTATGGATTCCCTATGGCGGTCGTAAAAGATAGAAATGGAATTTTCCACGCTATCGGAACAGATGACGGAATAGACTTTACGGTAGTTCAATCTACTGGAGGTGCAAAAGGAGATTTAAACGGATACACTCTTACAGGAGTTTCTACTACAGGCGCTTTGTCTCCTAAGTTAGATGCCACAACCGTAACAGCATTTTTAGCCTTGTTGCCGTAACTGTATTTTTTAATTTAGTATTTTTTCATTTTTTTTTAGTTTTAATTAAACCTCTTTCGTAACAAAAAGAGGTTTTTTTTGTTTTTAATTATATGAAAGTAGTAAATCCAAACGATACAGAGCATTTAATCGCAATTATACCACGTTATTATACTGATGGTGTTTTAGATTTATATCTATATAATGAAGCCACGCAAATAGAAACGTTAGTAACACCTATTTATGTTACTCAAAACGGTATATTGACACTTACTTTTACTTTTACATTTAATGAAAATGATAAATATCAGGTAAAAATAACCGATGCAAATGGGATAATTTACAGAGATAAAATATTTGCGACATCACAAGATACGCAAAATTTCAAAGCAACAAACGAACTATACTTTTATGAGTAACGATATAAGATTACTACAATTAAGCAACTATGTGCGACCTAAATTAGAAGAAAATAAATCTAAAAATTGGGTGTTAAATGGCAAACAAAATTCATTTTATCAATACGTAATTGATAGGTTTAACGGTTCGCCAACTAATAGTGCAATTATAGATTCATATTGTAATTTAATTTACGGTAATGGTTTGCGTTCTAAAAATGTAAACACAAGTGCTTGGATTAATTTAGTATCTGTATTTAGTTCTAAAGAATTACGAAAAATTATTTCTGATTTTGAATTGTTTGGCGAGGCTTCTTTTCAAGTTATAAAGGCAAAAGACAAAAAAAGTTTGGGAGCTATTTATCATATTCCAAAACAACAAGTTGTGCCGTGGTTTGAAAAGGAAGAGGGGTTAATTGAAGGGTACTGGCCTTCTAAAGATTGGGGCAACCCGCAAAAATACACGCCTACTTATTACCCTTCTTTTGGAACTTCAAAAGAAGATATAGAGATTTATTGTATTAAACCATACAAAGCAGGCAAAAACTATTTTTCAGACCCTGATTATTTAAGCGCGTTACCTTATGCCGAAATGGAGGAGGAGCTTGCTAACTTTTATATAAACTCAATTAAAAAAGGTTTAAGCGCTGGGTATATTATAAACATTCCTGACGGGGGTACTTTGACACCTGAGCAAAAAGACGAATTAGAACGAAAGATAAAAGGCAAATTAACGGGTTCGCCAAACGCTATGAACTTTGTAATTTCATTTAATGGTAGAGATGCTGAAATCACTATCATACCTTTTCCTGTTAATGATGCTCAGCATAAGCAATGGGAATACTTAACAGGCGAAAGTAGACAGCAAATAATGACGGGACACAAAGTAGTAAGCCCTAAATTATTTGGCATTATGTCAGAGGGCGGTTTAGGAAATAACGCTAATGAATTAGACGAGGCAGAGGCTCAATTAATGAAACGAGTTATACAACCTAAACAAAGATATATTACCGAAGCGTTAGAGGAAGTTTTGAGTTTTTATAATATTAATTTAGATTTATATTTCGTACCATTGACAGAGCAAAAATCTATCGCTATGCATTCCCATGACGAAAAAAAAAAGAATGATTTAGATGAGTTTTTAGGATTGGGCGAAGATGAAGATTTAAATGAGTGGGATTTAATAGATGAACGAGAAGTTGACTACGAGGAGGAGGATAAAATAGATTTGCAATTAGCTACTACAGGCACCGCAAACCCAAACGCTAAAAGTGCGCAAGATAGCGACATTTATAAAGTGCGTTATAAATACAAAGGGTCAAATAATCCGCAAAGAGAATTTTGCCAAAAAATGATAAGTGCATCAAAGATATATCGCAAAGAAGATATTATAGCAATGGGCAGTAAATCGGTAAATGCAGGATGGGGTCCTGAGGGTGCAAACACTTATTCTATTTGGCTATATAAGGGAGGAGGAGATTGTCACCATAAATGGTACAGAGTAATTTACGCAAAGAAAGACAGGAGTAAAAATCCAGACGTCAATAGTCCCTTAGCCGAAGAGGTGACTCCTGCTCAAACAAGAAAAGAAAATAAATTCATCCCTGAGGCTAATAATAAGTTAGTTTATACCGAGCCAAAAGATATGCCTTATAATGGATTTTTACCAACTAATAAAAGATTTCAATAATGGCTGAGTTATTATTTATTACACCGCAAGAAATGACAAGCTCAACTATATTGAGCGGTAATACAGATACGGATAAGTTTTTATTTTGTATAGCAAATGTGCAATTAACAACTATTGAACCATTACTTGGTAGTGAGTTATACGATAAGATTATTGCTGATAAAACAGCTAATACGTTAAGCGGTTTATATTTAGAATTATATACTGATTTCATCAAGCCAATTGTAAAAAATGAATCAGTAGCGCAATATATAGAGATAGCGTCTTACATGGTAGATAATGGAGGGGTTTACAAACACACGGGGGATAAAATAGAAGTAGTAGACAAACAAGAAGTACAATTTTTAGCAGGAAAATATAAGAGTTTGGCTCAAATGTACGTACACCGTTTTAACAAGTGGATTTGTAAGAACCCATTAACAGAATATAAATGTTATCAAGACGAGGTTAACGCTATTAAGGGAATGAATTTGAATGTAGGATGGAAATTGTAAGCGGATTTAATCGAAAATGTAAGGATGCTATTTCTGGGGTAACTCAGATTTGGCTTTTAAAGTATAAAAAATACAGTAGAAGTCAAATAGTTACTAACGGTAATTACTTAGTCTCTTTTCCTGAGACATTTATATACGAATTTAATAGCGTTCAAAATCCAGCGCCATCGGAAACAATGGAGCAAAACGAGGGCGGTAAGTTTTATAATCAAAGTATATCCTTAACTTTTCCTAATTCAAGTACAAAAGACACTAAAGAATTAGCGAGTTTAGAATTTAGATTGCTATTTAAAGACAGGAATGGATTATACCGTATTTTTGGATTATATAACGGATTAAGTGCTGGTAATGTAAGTTATAATACTGGCTCGGGAAAAGGAGATTTAAACGGTATTAAAATTGATTTTACAGGACAAGAAGAAAGTAGTGCATATTTTATAGACAATCCCGCAGACGCTGGGTTTATAGATTTAGGAACGGACGAACCTTTCTATTTTTTATATCAAAATGAAGATAGATTTTTATTACAAGATAGTAATTTCTTATTAAATTAAAAAAATGGCAAATAAAAAATTAACAGATTTAACGGAATTAACCACGCCTGCTGACAATGACTTTTTGTATATAGTTGACGTATCAGATACTACAGAAAGTGCGCAAGGTACAAGCAAAAAGATTCGTAAAGATAAGGTAGATTCTGGAGCAAGTAAAGAAAATATAGCTAACAAACAAAACGACTTAACCCCCGACGGTACAGGAACTAAATACCCAACTGTTGATGCTGTTAATGCTGTTTTGCCAACTTCTTATTCTAAAATAGTTTATGTAAATGCAACATCACCAACAACAGCTACTATATTTGATTTAGAAAATCCACCTGTTACGAATGATAATTTACTAAAAAATGATACTGCAAATCTTTACATAGGTACAGATGCGAGTACATGGGTATATCTTACAGGAACGGGTTATGTAACTAAAACAGTTCCGTCAACTTCTAATTTTAATACATTTGGAACGACCGTAGATGCTGGTAATAGTAAGACTTCGCATATTACACGTTCGGGACAAGTAACACTAACAGGTTCTTTAAATTTAGCAGTTGCAAAAATATCAACTACACCAAATACTTCGGCAGGTTCTTACGA